CTCTAAGTTTGTTAAAACTATTGATGATACAGATCCTTCCATTCTCGGAAATCAAACTTCGATAACATTAGAAAAAAGAATTACTCCTACAATTGGAGAAAAAAAATCATATACCATTAGATTTGAAAATCCACTTTTCCATCCCCATGATGGTCATATACCTGTTCTCGCTTCCTCTGGTTTTGTGTATACAAAAGAAGACGGTTCAACTTGCACTGCATATCTGGACGATGATGGAAACGGAAAAATTAGAATGTATGAACTTATCGATTTGTTAAAAAAATACATATCGGAAGATTTAGGATCTATTGATTACACAAGAGGTATCATCACCCTTAAAGACTTTATGCCAACAAGTGTTATTAGTGGAATTTTAAAGTTACGGTGCATTCCTCAAAATTCGGACGTATTGGCAGAAAGAAATTCAATTGTTACTTTAGACGCCTCTGCTCCAGATTCCATAAATGTTAGTGTTCAACTCTATGAACCATACAGTTCACAATCTGTAGATTCAAGTTATGAAATTTCTACTCCTTCAGTTTCTCCTTCTGTAGTAACTACTACTACTACCACCACCACATCATCTGAAAATGCTACAAGTTCCGCAAGTTCTGATCCAGCAGGAAATCTTGGTGGAAATAATCAAGGCGGAACCGATGATGGTGGAAATGGAACCCAATCATACAGTTCTCCTTCTTCGCCGGGAGGATATTAATAGATGACGGTTTTAATTTTTGGATCAGAGGCAGGTCAAGGTGATGATTTTGCACCCATCAATGTAACATTGCTTGCAGGTGTAAGTGCTGGTGTAGAAAATCCAATATCAAGTGTGGTTTCGGAATATCTTCCTGATTTTGTTCAGGGAGAACACTCTAGGTTTGTTGATTTTATTGAAGCATATTATGAATGGATGGAACTAAAAGAAAATCCTTACGGAACATCCGTCACTCTAATGGATGATATGGACATCGATAAAACAATAGATTCTTTTGTTGAGTATTTTAAAGAAAGTTATCTACATAATTTTCCTCAATCATTTGCATCTGCTTCTGTAAACGAAGAAACCATTTTAAAGAATGTCACAGATTTTTACAAATCAAAAGGTTCGGAAAAAGCATATAAATTTCTTTTTAGAATTTTACACGACAGCGGAGTTGATTTTTATTATCCTAAACAGGACATTCTTCGAGCATCTGATGGTAAGTGGGTAGAAAAGAAATCAATTAAAATAACTAGCAACAATGGTGTTAGTAATTTTTCAATGAAAAATAAAACGATTGAGCAAATTGATCCATTATTGAATGGATCAGTTAGTGCTTATGCAAATGTGACAAATGTATATCAATATCAAATACAACAATATCAGGTTACTGAATTATTCCTATCTGATATCAATGGAACATTTAAACAAGGATTTGATGTTCAATGTAAATTGGACGATGGAACAAAATTAGTAGAAAGACTCTATTCAATACCGTCAGACATTTTGATAGAAAATGGCGGCGCTGGGTATAAATCAAAAGATTCGATTACAATTAACGAAAGTTCCAATGAGTACTTGTCTGGATCTGGTGCAGAAGGTTCTGTTTCGAAAGTAGACGGGAAAGGTGTTATCAAAAACGCAAAAATTGATAACTTTGGTGTAAACTATACATCATCAAACCCAAAGGAAACTTTACCCATTTCATTTAAATCGGCTTCCGGTGCAGGTGCATCTGGATCGGTAAACTTAGATGCACTTTGTGTTTATCCGGGTTATTTTGCCAACAATGATGGCAAACTAAGTTCAAACAAAAAAACAAGTGATAATTATTTTTACCAAGATTTCTCTTATGTGTTAAAATCAGAAGTTTCTCTTTCTTCATATAAGAACCAACTGAAAAAACTTATCCATCCGGCAGGAACAAAATTGTTTGGAAACATTTCAGTTTTCAATTCCTCTACTGCCGCGACTCCTTATAGCAGTCAAGTTAAACAATCTAAAATTCCAGTGATAGGAAGATATGTACCATATACACTAGATACGCAAGATAATTTGAGGAGTACCACTGGTTCTGGTTCTGAGTTAGATTTATATCCACGCGGATTCAATCCAGGGTCAACTGCCGCAAATCATTGTTTGGGAAATACAGGCGGAAGATTGGCAATTAGAACTGGGACTGCTACTTTTGGAGGTGGATATACAATCGGTTCATTTAGAGTCGGAGAAGGTATAACTGGTTCTACAAGTGGCGTTACAGCAAGTATATTTGGATGGTCGAGAAACACAGCAACAGGTGGAGTGCTATTCCTAAAGACAGTAGGAGCAGGAACTGCTCTCGGATTTACCACCGGAGAAATGATAACTGCGACAGGTGGGATGACTGGAATTATAGAACATGTTACCGTTGGAAATGGAACAGTGAACGAATTTGGTTCTACTATACACGCAACCGGAGCAGGCGCACTCACAGCAGGCGCAACTGCATATGGTGCAACTGCACATTGGGATGTAGAGGCATCGATGATTGATCAGTCGGGAACAGAAAATATTATTACTGTTCAGAAATTTACAACAACATCAGCATATACTGCTGGATATGATTTCACTTTGGGTTCTGTCGTTACTCAGGGTTCGGGTGACTATGGAACCCAAACAAGAGGTATTGTCAAAGATTGGATTCCTGGCATTTCGGGTTCTACAAATAATACAATAAAAATACAACTAACATCTGGTGATAATTTTTCAGCAGGAACAATAGAAGAGATAAATAATAATACAGGTAATGTTTCTGTATCTTATACAATAAGTGGCTCTATGTCAGAGGAAACGAATTTTAGAAATAAGATTAAACATCTAGCACTAAACAATGTTGTTAAATTATCGTCTGGTTGGCAATTCCACAGCGATCATGGATACACAATTTAGGGGATTAAAAATGGCTTCAGATGCAATGACAAAATCATTTTCACTAACATTTGCTGAAGATTTAGCAAATGAATTTTTAAATGACAATTCTAATCAATACTTTCTATATTTCGGAAAGATAGATTCTTGGGTAAATTCTCCATACAGCACAACAAGTGATGGGGGAAATGAAACGCCTGCTGCAAATTCCGACACTGTTGAATTTAAAAATTATGCAACAAGAGATGCGGTAGTAGCAAAAAGAATATCATCAAGAAACACTTACAGGATGATACCTCGGAACAACTGGACTTTCGGCACAGTATATGATAAATTTGACCATACGGTAGACATGCATGATGGAATTAAGACATTTTTTGTATACACATCGACAGGAAACATATACAAATGTATTGGAAATAATTCTGGTGTAGAATCTCAATATGAACCAGATCATACCAACACTCCAGTTGTTTCTTATAGTGACGGATACAAGTGGAAATTCATTTGCAAAGTTTTAGAGGATGCAAATGAGTTTATTACTGAGTCATATCTTCCCGTAAAAGTTGCAGAGGATAACTCTGAAAATATTTTAAATCAATGGAATGCACAACAAAATGCAGTGGATGGTTCTATTGATATTATTTCCGTTCAAGTTCCAACCTCTGGATTTACTGCGGCATCATGGATAAAATCTTCTTCGAGTGCAACAGACTCTGAAACTCAAGACAATGAAGTTGGACAAAATTCTTTACTCGGAGACACATCAATAACCATAAGTTCAACTGATGAATCGGCTGACGATTTCTACAATGGATACGCAATCTATATTTCCAGTGGACCTGGAGTTGGACAGAGAAGAGTTATTACAGATTATGACGGGGCAAACAGAAAGGTATTTTTCACAACACCATTAATATCTGATGTTACAAAATCCCAAAGTGGAATTCAAGGTTCTCGGTATAAAATCATACCAAATATTGTAATCGATGGCGATGGTGTTTCTGCGGAAGCGATTCCGCAGTTAAATTCAAACTATTCTATAACAGACTTGACAATAATAAATTCTGGAAGAGACTATACAATTGCCGAATTGAGTGTATATCCCACAGCAGTATCTGGGGGAGACATTGGAACCGATGGTATTGCAGGTCCAACTTTCTCTGCAATAATACCACCAAGAGGCGGACATGCTAGTGATGCTGTTAAAGAACTTGGTGCAACTAAAGTATTGATTAAAAGTGTTCTTCCCGGATCTGATTCAAATTTCACATCTGCACAAGACTTCAGACAAATATCAATTATAAAAAATCCAAAACTACTTGGCGGAACCACAGACGGTAATATAGCAGGAACGGAAATTTCAAGAAAGAAACAACTAACTGTCGAAAGACCATACTACATGTCTGAAGCATTTAACGACACTGCTTTTCAGGCAGGAAATTCTATTATGGGAGAAACTTCAAAGGCAACAGCGAAAATAGAATCTTGGAGTCCTGATGTTGGTGGTGGAAAGGGAACTTTAGAATTAACAGATGTTCGGGGAACATTTGACATTGAAAGTCCCGCATCAACTCTAACAAGGATTGTTTTCACAAGCGACAGTGAAGGAAATACTGGACAGTTTGTCGTTGGTAATATTGTAAAACAAACAAAAAACTCTATAACAGCAGTTGGAAAAATTAAAGAATGGTCTGCGCCTTCTGGTGGACCATATGAATTAATAGTTGATGTTACATCAAATTCATTTGTGGCAAATACCTCAGTACAAGAGTATGATTCTACTGGAACATCAACTACAGGAGTTGATTGGTTAAACACCACCGTAATAGAAAATAAAACAGGAGAATTAATAAAACACTATTCTTCTGTACAAGGAACTACATTTGAGTTTAAAACATTTACATCAAACACATACCAAAACATAGCAAGAGCAAGCAAGATAACTGATGTCCAAGATGAAGAAACTTTAGAAAAATCATATAGACTCACCACAAAACTTATAATTGAAGATGCAACATCAAGTTTAAGCAGTTCTTCCTACAGCAAAGATGCAGAGTTTTATCAAATAGCAGTAGATACAGGATTAACTGGAAGCACAGTAAAAGGAAAAATTGTAGACTGGAATAAGACATCTGGTTCTACAGGAGAACTATTTTTAAATGATGTTCGGGGTTCTTTTATTGCGGGAGGATTCTCTGGTTCAGCAAATCATTCAATTACAGCAATTTCTCAACCAGATTTTAAGATAGGATCTGGTGAAGTCTTATACATACAGAATATAAGACCAGTTACTAGAAGTGTAGAACAGGACGAAGAAATCAAAATCATGATTGGTTTTTAGGAGTTATAATAAATGGTATACAACGCATCACTTTTCAATACTGATCCTTACTGGGACGACTTTAATGGGGACAAGAAGTTTCTCAGAATGTTGTTTAAGCCTGGGAGAGCAGTTCAGGCCAGAGAACTTACTCAGTTACAAACTATTGTTCAGGATCAAATTGAAAAATTCGGAGATCATGTATTTACTAGTGGCTCCAGAGTTCTCGGTGGAGAAATTTCAAACCAAGATGTTGAGTTTATAAGAATAAACCTAACAGACCCTTCGGACTCAACCAAAGAAGTAAACATTCAATCCTTAATTGGAACAGAAATTCTTCCCAGAACTCCAATTGGAAATGATACTCGAAGAGCAAGAGTTCTTCATGGAATAACAGGATCTACTTCAGATAACGACAATTATAATATTATGCTTGTTCAATACACAAACGGTGGAGGAGATGCCGGTGTTAGATTTGGTGAAGGAGATGTAATACAGGGTGTTTCCGGTTCCAACACATACTTGGCAGAAGTTGCATCTTCTGTCGGAAAAGAACCAACAGATGCAGTATTGATAGATGGAATAACTGGTAGTGCAAAACTCACCAGTGTTGCTGACGGAATTTTCTTTGTAGATGGACATTTTGTAAAATCCGATTCTCAAAGTTCATCGCCGTTTTCATTAACTGGTTCAAGCGAAAATGTGAGGTGGTTTGCGTCACCCACAAGTAGAATGGGATTCAATGTAGAAAAATCTATAGTTGAACACACAGATGATTATACTCTAAGAGATCCATCTTCTGGTTCGTTCAACTACAATGCGCCTGGTGCAGACAGATACAAAGTAGATTTGAAGTTAGATTTCAAAAACTTTGTAAACGATGCCTCATATGGTGTTAGTGGTTTTGGTAATTCTGATTTCATAGACTTGGTAAGATTTGTTGACGGTACTCTGAAGTCAACATACGACTATTCACAATATTCTGAAATTGAAAAAACATTAGCAAGAAGAACATATGACGAATCTGGTTCATATACAACAAAACCATTCGAAATTGATATTCGAGAATCTCTTTTAGAGTTGGGTGGACCATTTACATCATCTCAAGGTGGTGGAGAAACTTTGGCAGCAATTGGATTGCAGCCCGGTAAAGCATATGTTTTTGGTTACGAACTTGAAACTCAAGGAACAGAATATGTTCTTCTCGACAAGTCAAGAGACACAAACACACTTACAAATCAACCTGTAAACAATGTAAACTATGGACAATATGTAAAAGTAAAACAAACTGCTGATGGATCTCTTACTGGTGGATTTGATGTTCTTGTTGACAATTATCCTCTTGTTATGCTCAAAGACGGGGGTGGTAAAACAGGAACCGCAAGAGTTCGTCAAATAGTACCAAACAATGATAATTTTGGTGGTACTGGTATGACATCAGCGGCCCAATCTTACAACATGTACCTCTTTGACATAGAACTTGGTTTGACATCAGCAGGAGGAATTACATCATTCGGAAACATTACATCATTCGGTGGAACAACAAGTCTTGGTGCTGGAGCATTGACTGCTGGATTTAGTGTTGCAGTTGGTGGAACAGTAGGAAATACAAGCAAAACAAAACTGTTCAATCCAAGTCTCGATACTTCAATATTCCCTCTTCCAGTTGGAAACTCGATTTCAGAAGTAGATTCTCTTACTTATAGAATATACAAGGGATTTGAAATTACAACAACAGATGCCACTGCTATTACAACAGTGTCTAGCGGAAATGAATCATTTACCTTTGTTGGAGACACAGATGCAACTGACGATGATTCGTATTTCCCAGATGTAAAGAAATCATTCCACACTTTAATCTGTGCGGGTGGAGGATCAGTTTCTGTTGGAGTTACTGGAGAAAGAGTAAAAACAGATTTAATAAAATTCAAACCATCGTCAAACAAGAAAAGCATTCAAATTGGACATGCTAGTGATTCTGCAAAACAACTTCCGCCGGGAACCTATACTTTAATTTCCACGATGGATGTAACATCACCTCTTGTGTATAGAAAGAAAACATACACAAGCGGAACTATACAAGAATATGATATTTCAAATGGTGTAGGAACACAGAGTTTATCAGGAACCGCAGGTGCATATTATATTCCGATGTCGCATCATGATATCTTGGATGTTACGAAAATTCAAGACAATAACGATACAGTCTCAAATGCTACTGGACTGCCTGCTTCAGACGTTAAAGATGCTTTCTTGCTAGACAATGGACAACGAGATAACTATTATGATTATGGAAGATTGTATCTCAAACCAGATTTAGGAATAGATGGATTTACTGGTGATTTGGACTTATCAATTACCTATAACAGATTTGCTCATGAAAACGGAGATGGACCTTTTGTTGTAGATTCATACACACATGCTACTTCTGGATTTACCTTTGATAATATTCCAATATACACAAGTCCAAAAACAGGAAAGAGTTATTCATTACGAAACTCCATTGACTTCCGAGGAACCAAACAAACGGACGGAACAATTAAACCAGATGGACTGAGTACTAAAAATTCTTCTAGTGTACTTTCTACATACAAACACCATCTTTCTAGAATTGATAAAATCGTTCTCACTAAGGAAAGAAAATTTGACATAATCAGAGGTGTTCCTGCATTAAATCCACAAACTCCACCTGATAGAATAGATGCAATGACTCTATATGTCTTGACTGTTCCTGCATACACATATAATGTAGATGACATCATCACCAAGTATGTTGAGAATAGAAGATATACTATGCGTGATATCGGAGCGATTGAAAAGAGAGTAGAAAACCTAGAATACTACACCAGTCTATCTCTTCTCGAACAACAAACAGAAGCAAGAACCTTTACAGATTCTGCCGGAAATGATTTGTTTAAAAATGGAATCATGGTAGACGCTTTCAGAGGACACTCGATTGGTGATGTTCTCAATGCAGACTACAACTGCTCCATTGATTACGAAAACGGAGAACTTAGACCTCCATTTAGTAGTAAGGGTGTGAAACTAGACAACTCTTCTAATTCGGGAATAACAATCAGTCCTGATGGAATTGCAATGCTGAATCACTCAACATATGGTCAGTTTGTATGGCAACCTTTTGCAAGTGATTTTGCCAAAGTAAATCCATATAATGTTCCAAACTTTATGGGACACATTGAAATTGTAGATCCTTTTGACAATTGGTATGACAATGTAAACAAACCAATTGTAAAAATTAACAGTCAAGGCGAAAACGATAGATGGAAAGTCAATAACGAAAACACAGGGTATGCTTTTGGTACTCAGTGGAATGATTGGGAAGTTCTATGGAGTGGAAAAAACGTCACCCAAAGTGATCTCTATAACAATAGGGGAAGAGACTTCTTAAATGGATTTACTACATCATCTCTTGATACGAACATAGAACAAAGAATTGCAATTGCAGACAACGCCGCAATTCGTTCTACTGAAACAATTAAAAATAATGAAGGTAGGTCTGGCATCAGAGTTAGAAAACTACCAGAGAGATTAGAAAAGTTAGTAAATAATAGAATAGTAGATGTAAGTGTTGTTCCATACATGAGAGCAAAAACAATTACATTCAACGCATATGGACTGAAACCAAACACAACACTTTATCCATACTTTGATGGTAAAAATATTGCATCTTATTGTGGACCTAATGGTGGTGAATCCGGAGCAAGTATTACAAGCGATTCTAGTGGACAAGTTCTCGGAGCATTCTTCTCAATTCCACCGTTCCAAGGAGATGGGCTCACTGCGTTCAGAACAGGTGAAAAACTATTACGACTAACAGATAGTTCAGGTGACACTCTTTCAGAAACAACTACTGCCGCCGACGGTATTTATTACGCTCAGGGAATTGTAGAACAACAAGACGGAACTGCAATATCAACCAGACCTATCGTTTCACGAAGACAAGTTGTAAATGATAATTCTATCGTAAGAGATGCATTTGATAGAGACATCTACATCAGCACACACGAAAATAATCTCTGGTTAGATCCTCTTGCACAAACATTTAATGTGAATGGTAATGAATATGAAGATGGAGTCTTCATGCACAGCATTGATTTATTCTTCCAGAGAATAGATTCAAATGTTCCAATCACATTAGAGGTTCGTCCTACCATTAACGGATACCCACATCTTTCTAAAGTAATGCCTCTTTCAAGTGTATCTCTCATTCCACAATCAAGTGAAGTCAGAGAGGATTATCCTGTAGATGAAACATATACTAGATTCCAATTTAGTACTCCATTACACCTATCCCCAGGCGAATATTCTTTCTGTTTAAGAACAAGCAGTTCTGACTACAATCTATATAAAGCAACACTGGGACAAGTTGATTTAAACAGCGGTGGTGTGATTTCACAGCAACCATATGGTGGTTCGTTGTTCATTCCACAAAATAACGGAATATCAACATCAAACCCATCTCAAAGTCTGAAGTACAGAACAAACATATGTCAGTTTGGAACTGAAGGTAATATTACCCTAAACATACCTTCTACAGAATTTTCAAACGAGATCGGTTCTTCAGGAACAATCACAGATGTATTTAAGATTGTGTCTGGGGAAATTATCCCAAGAAACACAAATCTCAAATACAAAGCAACTGTTGGTTCTGGTGTAATTGGAGCAGATGTAATCTCAAATGAAAATATCTACTTAGAGTCTCCGCAGACACTTTCTACAAATTCAGATTTTAGTTTAGTTTCCACTCTCTCAACCTCAAACCAATGGGTTTCCCCAGTAATAGACACAAAGAGAATGGATTTAATTACTGTAAATAATACTGTAAATAACAGCACGGATTCAAACATAAACGGAGAGTTGAATGCAAATGCAAACTCAACAGATACTTCTCTTTATGGACCAGGAACAAATAATCCGGGTAAAACGCCAGGTTCTGCTTCTAGGTATATTACCAGAAGAGTAACTTTGGCAGATGGATTCGAGTCCAACAACTTCAAAGTTCTTATGTCGGTAAATAAACCAGCAGAAGCAACGGTTCAAGTTTTCATCAAGGGATTAGCAGAAGGAAACGAAACTCCATTCGAAGATGTAGGATATACAGAAATGGTTGCTGATGATACCATTGCTGATTCGTCAAACAACTATGATTTCTCTGATGTTACTTTCTCTCTTGCAAATAACTTCGACGAGAACATAAAATCGTTTGCAATCAAAGTTTGTCTCTATAGTTCATCGAGTACTAAAATTCCATCCGTTCGAGATTTCCGAACAATAGCATTAGGTGAATAAAAATGACTGAGATTATTTCAATTGAAAATAGAGAAGATATTGTTAGAGATGCAAACTCTAAGGCTATTTTAAAAACTGATTTGTCAGAAAAAAAATCATGGTATATGAGAAAACAAAGAAATAATCAAATCACAAGCAACAAAAATGAAATAAAGAATATTAGAGAAGAACTGAGCGAGATTAAAAACATGGTAAAAGAAATTAAACA